GTTCTCGTTAACCCCATACGCCGGAGCGTATTCGGCAGCACGAGAAGAAATGTCATTCAAAAACTGGTCAGTTTCGGGTCCACCTCCGGTGGCCCGAACCGTGTTAAAAAACTCCTGAATCAAACCCTGATACTTAGGACCCCACATCTTGTAGCGTTCCTCAACATCGTTAGTGGCTTCAGGATTATAAACCTGAGTTGGGTCAAACTCCTCGTAAGCCCCACCCTTCTTGACCGCAACATTACGCAACTTAGAAATAGCATCAGGGCGTGATAGCAAAGCAGCAACCAACTGAATCTGGTTAATGCCAGCCTGCTTCATTGCGCTGGAGGCATCGCCACCAGCCAACAAATACTCAACAATTCTGTCAGGGGTAATGTTCTTCTTGCTCTTAGCCATTACTTCTTGCCCTTGCCCTTCTTCTTCTTCGGCACACCAAATTCTTTAACAGCAGCAGCCTCGGCCTCAGCCCTAGATTGCTTACCAGCCAAACCGGTTTCAAAACCCTTGGTCAGCAACTGTTGACGCAAATCCTCAGCCCCCAACTGACGCTCCATCTCACTGGAAGTCAAACCACGCAACGCCTCAGACCTAGCACCAGCCAAATCGCTAAGAGTTGTAGCCTGATTAGCAGCAATGCCACCACGCAAAGCAGCCAACTGACTAGCCACATTTCCAGCCAAACCTTGGCGGGCTGCAGCAGCAGCCCCAACACCAGCATTACGCAAAGCCGTTATATAATTCTGCTGAGCAGTATTCAACTGCCCCATCTCACGGGCCTGAATCTCAGCCAACTGACGACCATAATCAGCACTCTCCTGACGGGCTGCAGCAGCCTGCTCACCAGAAGCACCATACGAAGCCAACTGTTGACCCAACGCCTGCATCTCTGGTGTTGTCATCGCCAACGGAACATTCTGATAAGCCGTTGGCGCAGTCAACTGCGCCAACAAAGCCTTCTCTGCTTCACCAATAGTGGTGGCACCCTGAGTGCCAGCACCCGTAATAGCAGTCTCACCAGCACCCAACTGACCAGCCAAATACTCACGAACAGCCTTCTCACGGGCATCAAACCCCGCACCGACATCCGTGCGCATCTGCTCATATCGTGGCGCAATACGGTCCAGCATCGCCTGATAAGCACGCTCAGCCTCACCAGCGTACTGTCCCTGCGCAGCCAAACCAGCACGCTCATACACCTTTGCAGCCTGCATTGCTCGTGCATAATCACGAGCATCATTACGACCAGTGCCACCACCGCCACCAATGGTTGCCAAAATCGATTCCAACAAACCAGTCGTATCTGTATCATCCTGAAGTGTTGGGTCATTCTTCAAAATGTTCTCAACCTGAGAATAAGGTTGGTCTGCTGTACCAAACAAAGCAGGCCCCTGAGGCAACTGAGGCCCTCTAACCGCAGGCTTCTTGGTGACCGGCATACGCACACGGCCTTTGGCACCCTCGGGTGCCTTTATGGCGGAAACACCCTGAACAGGTCCACGGGCAGCCTGAACGGCTGCCTGTGTTTGCCCTTGACGAACCTGCGGTGTCGTCACAACCTGACGGTTCTTCGGCACAACAGTATAAACACGGTTAATTGGGTCCCATTCGTAAGCCATAATAACTCCTAGTAACTAGCCAAATTCTTAATTTCAGTAGCAGCACGCATCACATCTTGAGCCTTCTGCAAACGCAACTGACCCAAATAGTTCTCCAACTCCTCCTGAGAAGAAGCACCCTCAATAGCAAGCCTGTTCATTTCGTCCTGCATATTTTCATTTTCGGTACCCAAATCACGCTGCAAAGATTCCGCATACCTAGATAGACCCTCACGGGTAATACCAGACTGCACATTAGGGCCAAGCAAACCACGCTGACCAAACGAAGACACCAGTGGGTCAAACCCTTCACGGTACTGCCGTTGAATGTCCCCGACTCGTCTGCGCCCACGGGTTTGCCCACGGAACATTGCAGCCTGTGTGGCTGCAGAACGCTTGGCACGATTAAATATGGCACTGGCTTCACTCAGGCCATAATCACCATAATAAACATCGCTCATTTCATGCTCCCCAACTGCTTCTTTAGTTCTTCAATTTCTTTAGCCTGCTTGTTTAACTGGTTCCCGAGCGAAGACAAAATCTGGCGCAGCACAACTGCGTCAGAACCCGTCAAACTAGTTAACAAATGAACAGACCAAATACTTTCCATTGCTTACCACTTGATGATGTAGTTAACCACCAAGTATGGTGGCAGGTTGCCGTTGCCGGCTGTACCTTCGTAACTTGTGAAACCGGTAATGTCGTGACCGTGTGTGATGTTGGTACTCATACCGCTGGTGCTGCCGGTGACATCGTGACCGTGCGCACCATCAGCGTTAATGCCGTGGGCGTGGTCACCAACAGCCGATGTTGCATAAGTGGCATTGGCTCCGGGGGTCATTATTGTTGCAATAACATTGCTACCAGTTGAAAAATACAAACCAACAGACCAGTCATGATAGTGACCCCCAGCATTGTTTGTAACTCCACCGTGGCTGTGGTTGCCGACACCTGCAGCAGCAAGGTTACCATCCGCATGGGTGTGTTCAAGGTTAACAGTAGCAGCAGTCAAATCGCCATCAGCAGAGTGACGGTGATATGCAACACCAGCCTTTGAACCACCAAGGTCAGAACGAGAATTAAAATCCGCATCTGCACCATCCAAACCAAAAGGCACACGACCCTTCAGGTTTGGTACACGGAAGTAGCCAGCCGTTTCTCCACCAGTGTTGTACGAATTACCAATGATTGCGTACAAAGCAGCATAAGCACCGGTCTGCGAATACTCTGTGCCGTCACACAGCAAGTAACCGCTGGGTGCGGAAGCACCAGCGTAAGCAATAATAGACCCAGTAGGTGCCAAAAAGTTGATAGCGGTAGAAGTCATATTGGCGGTGCCAATATTCTCCAACGCATTAGGACCAGCCTTAACCGTGCCATCAACTTGCACCAAGTTGGTGTCAATAAAGTTTTTGATAGCGGTAAAGTTTTGGTTTACCTGACTGGCAATAGCACTAGTGCCAGCGGTAAACGAATTCGGAATTGTCAAAACAGCCATTAGCCTGTCACTCTCCTTGGTTTAAATTTGAACCCAACACTGTTGATTCCCCACTCCTGACCTGTTGGGCCAGTGAACTGCAACTGGACTGTCTTCGCCAATCCAAGATTCTTTCCTTTTGAAATGCGAGATGACTCTGCACCAGCAGCCCACAACTCGCCCCACAAACCACTATCCCACACCAAACCTCCGGTTTGGGGTTGGGAAATATTAAAGGTTCTCTGTGCTTCCTGTTCATCAAAATCGTGGAAAACAGAAACACCAATAGTCTGCGAGTTATTAGATTCCTTAATAACAATTTCTGGTCTACGGAACATTTTGCGCTGCATATAAGACCCAGCGTCATACCACTTGGTTCTATAGTAAGAGTTAAAACCCTGTGTTGTGCCAGAAATGTTGTCAGTAGCAACACCATACTTGTCCACATCCAACACAAATTTTTGAACAGGATGAATAAACAACCTGTATTCCCTGTTGGTGGAATCGATGAAATCAATTCCACCCATTACGCCATAACCATCGGCTGTTTGGAATTGCGTATAAGCGTTCAAATACGGGTCATAAACAAAATTGACCGTAATGTTATTCGGTGAATAACTCTTGCTGTAAGGCAAAGACAACCAGACACGCTGACCAACCCAAGACACCGTTATATTTGCTCTAGCAGCAACCGAATCACTAATATAACCCAAGTCAATGATTGGCTTCAATGGTGCAAAAATATCGGAGATTGAAGAACCATTATAGTAATACAAACCTTTGCCGTGAACAAAAAAGAAACAACCGGAATCCGAGGCAGCAACACAATGATGGTCGTCAACGCCAAGCGTACTGGTTAGTTCTGTCACCGCAAAGTTGCTCGAGTTATAACCAGTCAAAACATATATTGCCCGTGGTTTAAAAATCAACAATTGGCCCTGAACAACAATTATGGCGTGAATACCATCACCACCACCATTGATGTCAATATAATCTTCATAATCCCAGTTCTCAGGCACACCTTCACGGGACCAACGCAAACGATTCGGATAAGTAACTATAGGTGAAGCGAGATTTTTTTCTGGTGGTTCACTTACATACGCTGCAAACAACTTGTTTGCGTGCGTCAAATAATGTTCCGCCTGCGGAATAACACTTTGACTAATGTTTGTAGAATCTTGCCACGGGTGAGGGCCTTGACCGGTGGCCGTAATCTGGGTGGCATAACCAGTGCCAGTCCACTTGTAACCACCATTGCTTCCAGTTGCACCAGTAGCAAAATACATGACATTACCCCAAGGAGTCATGCAAGCACCATGGTCACTAACTGTCGTGACATCAGTTGGTGTCCCAGCGTTATTCCACTGCAACTTAGTAAAGTTGCCACCAGTAGAATAGAAAACATTATTGTTTTCCGTCAACATAATCTTTGGTCCGGTAGCAGCACGGAAAGTAAACAACTTATGAGGTGTCCAACCAGCACTGGGGACGGCAGTCGTATTAATACGCTCCATGCCACCACGACCAAAAATGCCACCACGAGGGTCAATTTCAACATTCAGCATCAATGGCGACTCATTGTCAGCCAACTGAAACTGGTCAGAACGCAGATTCAAACCACCGCTGAAATCCTGCTGTTGAAAAATCTGCAAATCAGACATTATTGCTGACCCAAATTACGACCCATGTTCTGCATCCAGCCCTTAAAGGTTGGGCGACCATTAGTCTTGCCACCAGACAACACCAAAGGTGTGTGGCTGGTGGGAGTCTGGATGTTCTTGGTTGCCAAAGCAACACCCTCATCAAACGACTGCTTATAGACCGAAGCCAAAGCAGCATCCTCAAGTTGCTGATACACACGAGACACCGCATAATAAACCAGCGGGAAATGCAAACTAGGAGCAGCATCAACATCGCCGTTCTCCGTCTGCCAATCAATAGGCTCACGGTACCCACGGCAAATCAACTGGCGGGCAGTGTTCGGCTTCGGATACAAATGAATCTGACCAGCCCACACCGCATAAAACAGCGGGTCCCCAGCCGTGTCATACGACCCAATATAAACTTCCTCACCAGCATCATAACCAATCATCGACAATCTTGCCCCAACCCCAGTTGGGTCAACAATTGAAACAACCTGAGAAATAGGTTCATCCGTAATCGCAGAGACATCATACGCCCGAGTATTAACACGGGTCGTCAAAGTAAAAGTAGTCTCCAACCATGGCCACCGCTTCTCCACATCCAAAATGCGGTAATAGCCATCACGGATATACAAATCCAAAATGCTGTCCGGCAAATCATCCGCATCCAAATCCACAATACTGCGGACCGTGGACCGGATTTCCGCTGCCGTCATCGGATTATACGCCATCGACAACCTCCGGCTTTGTCTCCGCCTTCA